ATTGTTATCTACTTACAAAACTCTTCGTAAAGGAGATAATCATAGTGGTTATAGGATCTATGCCAAGTTTTAAATTTTTCTGATAGGTCTTGAAGTTTTTGAATTTTTTGATAATCTTTGTCTGATTGATTAGAACTTAATCTTGGTTCAGGATCGATTTTTAAAATGTCTGAAACTTCATTCCAACTCTCCTCAAACTTATCCGAGTCGTAAACTCGAAAAAATTTTTCTTTTAATACTTTTCGCACTGATTCATATCTTGCTTCCATACTAACACTGTCGTGTCTACCAATATATTTTCCATAAAGCCAAAGCACAATAAAGTTTCCACTCATCATTGACAAATGTTGTGTAAAATCTTTAGATAATTCGTTGCCATATTTGCAGTCATAATTGAAATGGCTTATATCTCTTGCAAGAGGATCACGCAACCAAGTTATGTGTGTGCCTGGTTGACTTATATTTGTGTAGTGACCGCACACAATTGTTGACTTACCTATAGGATTTCCTGTTTTGTAAGTTCTTAAAAATGCCTGTATTAGAGGTTTGGTATAATCAAACTGTGGATCTTCACTGACACGATAGAATCTCATGCCATCAAACAATGGATAAACAACCAGTGTTGATCCTTTTGGCAATTGTCCAATGTGTTCTCTGTGTGCCAATCTTAACTGTAAAGATGAGCCTGCTGTTTTAGGTATGTGATGAAAACAGTATTCCATAATGTATTTTACAAGGTATTGGAAAAAAAGTCAAAAAAAAGGGGACAATAAATGCCCCCTTTTTCGAAATAAAAGTAATCGCTTACTTGAATTTTAAGTTTGTTGAGTTTACCCCTACTAAACCTACATAGTCAGCCGCGTTACCAAGAGATGATGCAGTGTTTGATAACTCTACATAACCGTATCTTGTTAAGAAGCCTACTACTGGTTCGAAAGTAGATGGATCTAGAACAACACCTGAGCTCATTAAAGGAATGTAAGGACAGTAGAACGCTGGAGCGTCTGCTTCACTTGCACCTTTGTAACCTACAAGCACTGATGTGTTGTCTGAAGCGTATGCATCAACGTATACTCTCATTGCCGCGTTTAATGTACCAACAAATTTTGTGTTAGTTGGTGACTCAAACGTACCTTCAGTTGATCTTGCGAACGCTGAAGTTGTAGCAGATTGAAGAATAGTTAAAGCAGTTGGAGATACTACAGCGTAGTTTCCAGCGCCTCTTCTTGTTCTAGTTGCGATTTGGTTTGCAACTCTGTTTATTAATACTGCTAATGCCGCGTGTTCATCACCCACGAATGTTGCAGTACCTGATACAGCACTTTGGTCAAAAGACTCAGAAGCCGATCCTGCCAATGTTCTTAATGACTGGATGATTTCTTGGTCGATTTCAGCAGTAATCTCTTGGGCTAATGCCGCCATGATTTCTGCTTCTACGTCGATACCTTGTTGTGCTTGTGCATCTTGAGCGGCTTCAAAAGTCCATCTTGCAGATAGTTTTCTTGATTTCGCTTCAACAGGTTGTTTCAAGATTTGGATTGACAATCTCTTACCAGCAGAACCTTCTAAAGATGCAGTTGATGCTCCTTTAGGTGTTGCGTTAGTGGTGTTACCAGAGTATGCTTTCGCAATCTTGAATGGAGATAATGCTTCTTCGCCAGCAGTTGTGTTACCACTTACGCCGTCTGCATATCTTATTCTTAATGTGTGGATTTGTCCTACAGGACCAGACATTGGTTGTACACCTACGATCTCGTTAGCGATCACAGTTGGCATAACCCTTCTGATTACTGGAAGAATAACCCTGTTTAACGTAGCAACGTTACCAGCAGATGTTGCACCTGCAGTGGCTTGTTCTGACAAGTACCTTTTTGTGTTTTCTAACACAACGTCCATTGTCTTTTTCTTGTTGCCTGCTAAACCTTCAGTTAATGCGGCTTTTGTTTCGCCCCATTTAGATTCAAATATTTCTGACATTTGATCTTTCCCCTTTAGTTTGTTATATACCCGCTAATTTACGGATACTGTTTATATCAGCATCTCCTCTAGTCTGTCTGACATCCGCTTTGTCGCCTTTAGACTCAGAAATAATTTTCTTTGCCTGTGCAACTGGTTTGTCATCCATAACTGCAGGAAGATACTTGTCGTATGCAGATTTAAGTTTCCCTGTTTGAACTGATTCTAACAGTTGAGACATTACTTCTGCTTTTTCATTGCTTAATGGTTTAAGCAATTCACCCATCGTTTCCTTACGTTCCATCAAATCCTTGGATCTTGCAATTTCTTGCTCCTTAGACTCAATCACCGCTTTCTTTTCTTCGATGGATTTCTCAGCGTCTTTTAGTTTCAAAGTAGTTTCGTCAACAACTCTCATAAGTTTAGCCGATTCCGACTTCTCATTCAAGTATGATGCTTGGTACTCTGAAGCAAACGCTTCGAATATTTTCTTACCAAAGTTAATTTCTCTTGCATTACCAATATCTTCTTTTAATTGATCAATTTCTTGACCTAATTTTTTGGTAACTGCACCTTCTACAACTTTAGCAGATCTCTTAATGAAAGTTTCTTTTAGTTTTGCCAATTGTGCTTTGGCTTCTTTCACTAGTTTAACTTTTGTTTCTACCACGCCTTTTTTGTCTTCAGCGAATTCTTTAATTTCTTTAGCAAGAGATTTTACTACAAACTCTTCTAATTGTTTAAAGTTTTCGTGAACGCCTTGTCTGTCAGCGTGTAATTCTTTTAACTCGTTAGTTAATTTGCTTAACACAAACTCTTCTAACTTACCAGAATGTTTGCCTACGTTTTCTTTGTAAGCAATTTTTTCTTGAGCAAGTTGCTTTCTGTCTTCAACAAATTTGCTAATTTCTTCTGATAACTTTTCAGTCATCATTTTATCGATAGCCTCGACCATGTTGTTTTTATCATGCTCGTATCTTTTAGCAAACTCTTCTCTGAGTTCAGAAGTTACTTGATCTCTGTTTTCTTTAACTTTTGATGCCCATGCTTCTTCGATTGAAACTTTTGTTTCTTCTCCGATAACACCTGACTCAACTAGTTTTGATATTGCGTCGATCATTTTATTTTAGTCCTTTTATTACGTTTTTAAGTGCATCTTGTAGATACTTTTGTGCTTTTTTGTCATTTCTAACTTCAGCCGCCATGCCCATTGCTCTATTACCACCTCTTGTGTTCATCAAGTGTTCGTAAATTGGCGTTGGGTAAGCACCTGGTGCCGAAGGTTGAGCCACAACATCAACAGTGATGATTTCAAAGTCTGATACTTGGCCGCCGCCATATTCGGAAATGTTTCCACTTCCTCTAGACGATACGCCAAGTTTCACACCTGATTCCAACATTGTTCTGACAAGTTGGCCCATTGGAGTAGGTAAAATTTTCATCTTACCGTACCCATTTGGACCGTCCATCCACATTTCAGTAATCATGTGAGACACACGGTCTAAATTTATTTTAAGATCATCGGGGTGATCTACTTCTCCAAGAACTGAATAACCAGAACTGATCTGATCATTGAGTGTTTTTACCGCTGTTTGTATTTCATTTACAGGATAAACTCTTTGATTAGCGTTCTTGATTCCACCTTGAATACAGATACCTTTCATGTACAAATCCTTGCCGTCTTTGCCTTCGTGCAAAACCTGTACCCTAGCCTGATCGTAGGTTAAATGTTCTCTTAGATATAGTGATGACATCCGATTCTCCTAAATGGTTGTCTCAAATCAATAGCAATTACTTGCCAGCGATTGGAGATTTTCCTGATTTATCTGATCCGTCCGCAGTCGCAGGTTTTACTTCTTTTTTATTCAAAGTACCTTTGTCTTGGCCCGGAGTGTTTACGAAGTCAGCCATTTTTTCCGCTGTAGGTGCCGCTCTGCCTTTTTCGTCAGCGCCGCCTTTTGCAATATTTGAACCTCTTGTTGTGTTAAAATTTGCACCACCTGTTTGCGTCATTGGCGAAGCCTTTGCATCAGAGTGATCAGCATTGTCAGCAGATTTTTGAATTACGTATTCTTTCATCTTCTCTTTTTTCATGCCTTTATCACCATGCATTGCTTCTTTTTTCATGCCTTTATCTTTATGCATTGCTTCCATTGATAAATCAGCGTTAGCATCAGCAACTGTTTCTAAAGACTCATCTTTATCTTCTTCGTCTTTTTCCATTTCATCGCCTTTGCCAGCCATCATCTTTTCGAATTCTGCTTTTAGTTCGTCTAAAGCATCTTCTAAATCAGCCACTCTTTCTTCAGTTTCGCCTTCTTCACCATCTGCGTCCATGTCTTTTTCCATGTCATCAGCGGCACCTTCTGCTTCACCTGTTTCGTCTGCGGCGATATCTTTGACTAATTCGTCAGTTGCATCTCCACCT